TCTCCTCTGTATCTAATTCCTGTGAAAACAGTTTCCCATTGTCCACTGTTTGCTTCTAATCCATCGTTGGCATCGTTAGCCGTTCCGTTTACAGAAACAGTTTCAATAGCACCTGCGTTTACAGTGTTAATTACGATTGTAGCATCATTGTCAGGTGTAAGACCACCTAGTTGTGTTCCTAAAACTGTGAATGTTTCTGAAGCAAGATAAGTGTTGCCAGGATTTGTAACTTTAATATTGTATGTTGCTCCAGTTTTAAAAATAAAATATTGGAAACCACTTCCTGATGCACCGTTGTATGTGGTTGTTGGATTTACAAATTTATTTGATTGAGCAGATCTGTGTCCTGTTGTACATCTAAATACTGTTCCACCATAGTACACAATATCATCTGGATAGTATAAAGTGTTTGATGTCCAATCACCTCTAAAGTTATCTGATCTTGAATATTGATCCCAGTATGCCGCATTGAATTGTAATCCATCATCTGCTGAAGCAGATGTGTGTGCTGTGTTACATTTCCAAATTGAACCACCGTAAATTACAGTTTGGTCAACATTGTACAATGTGTTTGGTTGCCAAACAGATTGATAGTCTTCTCCACGAGCAAAGTAAACCCATTTCAGTTCATCGCCTAATACACCGTTGTTGGCATCAGCATTTGAAATATGTCCTTCAATACATTTGTAAATTAAACCACCAACTTTAACCAGTTCACCAATTTTGTAAAAAGTAGAAGGTGCCCAATCGCCGGTCCAACTTTGACCGTCCATCATTTGTACCCATCTTGGAATTGTGTTGTTTAAGTCGTTGTAAAAGTTTGTATCAGAAGTGTGTACTTCAACACAAACAAAAACTTTCGCACCGTATCTTAATACGTCATCTTTTACATAAAGAGTGTTGGCTGACCAATCACCTCTCCATCTAAATCTTATCCTATCTATTCGAAAATCTGCCATTGATTAATTCCTATATGTATTTATTTCCTAACTACTATAAGGTTCCACATATCCTACATATGTGTGAGCCTCGTTAACTTTTAATACTAATTCTCCTTCACTGTTGACGTAGTAAAATAGGTTTCTTCCGTCCCATTTATACTGTTCATACACGAGATTTGGATAAACTTTTCTGTGCTGTTGGTCTCTGCCTTCAAAGAAATCTTCACCTCTACTCCAATTGTTATAATTTTGATCAATATTGCCTGGTCTATTCAACTGAACACCATCTTCTAATCTTAATAGATCGGATTTTACCATGTATAATTCGCCGGCATCTGTTCTACGTAACCCATAGAAATATCTACTATTTGCTAGTGTTTTCTGTAATTCGTCTATGCCTACGCCAAATACCTGTGCCATCTATTAACTCACTATGTTGATTGTGTTACCCATGCCTGAATGGATTGTACATTGATAATACAATGTGCTTGGTGCATCCATTGGCACAGTAAAAGTTTGTGTTCCGTTTTGAGAACCACTTACTCCTGATGTGTATGATGAACCACCATTAGAAACTCTAATCGCAAATGGGTGACTAGAACCAGTGTTGTTCACAAACACATAAGTGTGACCTCTCATCAAATACAGTACAGGATCATTAGTTGTTGTTGGAAAACCAGGACCACTAAATGTGTAGTCTGATGAACCGTTTGCTCCAATGCTCCATCTCATTGTTGGACCGTTTTGTTTTACCCAACCAGAACCATCATAATACAACACATCACCTTGTGCTGGACTAGAAATTGTTACATCTGATAGATCGTTTAAAGCACTTGCTCCACCACCTGCGTCAGCAATGAATTCTAAGGCTGTACCAGTTGAATTTACTTTAACAAATCTTCCACCTGAACCTGACAGTGTTGAAGGAGTGTCTGCTAAATCTGTGATCGACGTTGGAATAGTTGGCTTGTTGTTCAAGTTGTTGTAGTTTAAGAAGTATGTGCTATCTAAACCATCTAGTGTTCCAGCATCAGCGGCTCCGCCACCTGATGTTGAATCATCTCCAGGTACCCATTTTGTACCATTCCATTTTAGAACTTGTCCTGAACTCGGCGCACTTGTTGTTGTATCAACGTCTGACAATTTGTCAATTGAAAATGCCGCAACAATTTCTAAACCATCGCTTGTGCCGTTAACTTGTAAAAAGCCACCTGCTAGTCCGCTATATGATGCTGGCGTATCTGTTAAGCCAAGGAAATTAGTTGCACCTGAGCCACCGCCACCACCACCTGAAGAAACATCACCTGGTTTCCAAGTTTGTGAACCTGAATCATAAACTAATGCTTGTCCGTTAGTTGGTGTTGCTGTTAAGTCAACATCTGAAAACATTCCGATAGATTTATTCGCATCTGCTAGTTTTACCCAAACACCTGCGTGAGCATAGTAGGAGGCATTCTCACCGTGTACATGGGCAAACATTCCATGATACGTTCCCGCATCTGGTAAATCTGTCAAATTTTGATATAAAAAAGTTATTTTGTTAGCACCTGTGGCTGTGATCAAATTATTATTGACCACTGTCAATGTCGTGCCATTTCCAAGAGCCGTGTACAACTCTTCGAAATTGTTGTTCATTTTTCCACCAGCAGTCCTTAACGAGTCACCTTGACCGTCATTTGGAAGTATACCAGTGTTTATAAGTTGTCGTGTCATTCGTTTATTCCTCCTACTTTATCCTCTATCGAATGTTATTTCGTTACTGTCCATTAAGTAACTTGTTTTATCCATGGTGAATATAGTTGTTTCTCTGATTACAGTTTCGTCAGTTTGTGGATAAGTTATTTCTCCATCACCAACGTTACTGTTTATTCTTACAACTAGTTCTCCTTCTGAATTAATATAATAATTTAGATTAACATCGTCCCATCTAAATTGTTCGTATCTTAAATTTTTAAAAGGTTTATCATGATTAAGATCTCTTCCTTCATAAAAATCATAACCTTGATCAAATTCTTTAAAGTTGTCATCTATGTTTCCTGGATTGTTTATGCTTACAGGATCGTTCGCCGCCAGTTGATCAACTTTACCAATGAATAAAGTTCCTTCGTCTGTTCTTCGTAATCCATAAAAGTATCTGTCTTTGATACCATTTGCTAGATATACTGAAGTATCCTGACCAACTGTATTTGACATCTTATGTTATCTCCACATAACTTAACACACAATCAAGTGAGTCGTTAATATTTGATTTTACATTTAAACTGTTTTGACTTGCTACAATTAATTTTTCTCCTGAGTTTAACACACGTAAACTAGAGTTTGGAGCAATCAAAACATCTTTTACAATAAAACCTGTTACTGAATCTGGTGTTGCTGTCAGTGTTACACTGGCTTCTACTACTGATTCTGTCAAGTTTGCCAAAACCATTCCAATAATTGTTGTGTATGATCCTGGAGATGCTTCGTACACGGGTACAGTAACAGTTCCTATACTTTTTGTTACAGAGTTTCTAAAATTTGTTGCCATATTTTTCCTATCCTAAAAACAGTGCATATTCCACTGCTATTTCTGTTGCGTCAATAATACTTACAGCACCTGACGAACCTGCGATCGATCCCCATTGGTTTCCATCATAAAGTTCAACACGTTGATCAGCGGTGTTGTAACGTATCATCCCTGTTACAGGCACCAGCGGTCTGTCTGCTGTTACTCCCACTGGAAGCACAAATCCGCCAGAATCTGACACATCAATATACCCTTGTCCTGTTGTTCTAAGCACAATCGGAGCAGATATAATATTAGTTATCGCATTTCCCTCAAATTTGTAGTCTTCAATTCTAATGCTACCATTTCCTTGAGCATTTAGTATCAAATCTTGGTCAGTTCCAGTGGTTGTAAGAGTATTTCCACTGATTGTGATGTCATCAACTTGTAATGATGTGACATCAAATCTTGTTGGGTTAACATTTGCTACCAAAACTCCGCCAGCATAAAATCTAAGTGTATCATCGTCTGTGCCTGGTGTTGCTTCAGCAGTGATGTATGTGTCTTTGTCTAGATCATAAACTCCAGATAAAGCCAGCCAGTTTGTTCCATTGTAACCTTCAAAAACTGAATCATCAGTATTGTATCTCATCATTCCTGCTGTTGGTGAACCTGGTCTTTGAGCAGTTGTGCCTGTTGGAATTCTTACAGATCCAGTACCATCAACTCTGAAAACACCAGAAGCAGGATTAACAATAAAGTCTCCTGTATCATTTGTTATTGTGTCACCAGATACTGTAAAGTTTTCAACTCTAACAGATCCAGTACCACTTGCTCTTAATTCTAAGTCAGCATTTGTGTTGTTGGATGTAATTACATTATTTGTAATATTAATACTGTCAATTTGTGCTTGATTGGCAAATATTGTATTCCATCTTTTTGTTGCTGAACCAACATTGTAAGTGTTGTCTTGTGCTGGAATAATATCCGAACCTATGCCTGCTGTTATATTGATTGAATCTGTTGTCTCGTCACCAATAGTTACATTACCACCAATAGTAATGTCACCAGTGATATCTAAATTTCCTGTAATGTTTACATCATCAATAATATTAATTTGATTACTAAAAGAATCTAAATTTAAATCTCCGGAAGTTGTTGTAATTGTATTTCCAGAAATTTGTACATTTCCTGTTTCAACTTTATCACCTGATATTACTGTAACATTTGGTCCCGATGTAAATGTTA